ATAACTAAGCAATAGTCAGCATGACATAAGTTGTCATAGTGTAAAACTGGGCGACTCCTCAACGTTAATATCATATAACATGTTTAATTGAGTCAATATCGTATCTTTACCTATTGACATGTGATATAATATTTATATGGATGAGGACGAGTCCCGGTACACAGACAAACTCGAGTTGGTGTATCAAGAGTACGAGCGATCGCTCGACCTTGACATCGCCCTCGAGTTGGTGCCGCTCAGTGAGGCCGAGAAGATGCGCCTCATGGAGGACCCCGATCTCTATGCTCGAATAGTTGTATGCGACGCCAGAGTGAAGCAAGACTTGATGCGGAGGGTTCGTGCGATCGCTGAGGAATCAGACAGCGACGGTGTGCGCCTGACCGCACTGAAGGAACTCGGTAGGACCCTCTATCCTAAGCGCTTCAAGGACGACGGGAGCAACGGTAACGTCGCACCTCGCGTCATTAAGTACGAAGCGATTGAGAGCACCATCGAGTGAACGCGAGTCTGGCCCAACGATACCAGGGACATAACTCCCGTAAGGTGCGCCACTCTGTTGTGCGCATCAATAAGACCTATCTGTGCCTCTACCCATTCTTGCAACGTTATGTAGTCGTGTACGGTGGACGACGCTCAAGTAAGAGTTGGTCTGTCTCACAGATGCTCGTTCGCAAGGCCCTCGAGAATCCAGGTCGCAAGATCGTCGTAATGCGTAAGTATGCGACGACCATCCGCCTATCAGTATGGCAACGAGTGCTCAACGCCTTAGATGAGGCGGGAGTACTAGGTGAGTGTCAGATAAACAAGAGCGACCGCTCGATCGCACTTCCTAACTACTCGACGTTTGAGTTTGTAGGTGCAGACGACCCACAGAAACTTAAGTCGTTGGAAGGTGCGACAGACATCTGGATGGAAGAGGCGAACGAGTTTGACGAGATCGACCTCGACACACTTGATGCAGGCCTCTCCGCCGATGTGCTTCCCATCTGCCAGATTTGGTTGACATTCAACCCCATCCCCATCATAGAGGCGTCCATCCCATGGTTGGCCTCTCGATTCGTACTGAAGATTGCGCACCAGATGAGCGCACCCGTCGTCCACGACGACATACTCATCTTGCAGACCTGGTACAAAGACAACGCATACTGCCCTCCACAGATCGTCAAGTTGTTCAAGGGTTACGAGCAGAGCAACCCCGAGCTCTACAACCTCTGGGTACTTGGCAAGTTCACCCGCCTCGAGGGCGTCATATTCAAGAACTGGGACGTCGTCGACAAGGTGCCTGCAGGACCTCACTACATGGGGTTCGGCCTAGACTTTGGCTTCGCGTATGATCCTGCCGCAGTCGTGAATTGTTACCAGACTCACACCGACCTCTACCTCGACCAGAGGGTGTACGCGACAGACCTGACCAACCCTCAGTTGTCAGACGCGATGGAGGCGGCGGGACTCAGGAAGCGACACGATCCGGGCATCGCAGACTCTGCTGAGCCCAAGACCATCCAAGACCTAAACAACATGGGGTGGCTCATCGCGAAGTGCGACAAGGGAGCAGACTACAAGGTCGCGGCCATTCGCTACCTACAGAGCTTCAAGATTCACGTGACCGCGCGAAGCACCGACGTAATTCGTGAGTTGTCGACCTGGTCTTGGCGCAAAGACAAGGCCTCTGGAAAGTTCTTGCCGATCCCTGTGGACGGCGGCGACCACGCCATTGACGCGATAATCTATCGCTGCTACACCAAGCGAGAGTGGGGAGTGCTACGATGAGTCTACACATTCGCTCTCCATTTTATAGCGACGGCAAGCGAGGCGGTCTGGGAGTCGCCCTTAAGGGTTACTTCGCAGATTGGCTGGGAACTGAGCTCAACTCCGTGATGAGCCAGCGCTCGAAGATCCGCAAGGACTACAAGAGCGCAGTTGGAGACGGGCAGACCTCAGACCTGATCATGTCCACGGTGCTGTGGATCGCGCGCAAGATGGCCGAGTCGCCCATCGGTGTTCAACGCGAGGGTATCGAAGAGGTGGACTTCACCCATCCTCTCGCGCGGCTGCTCAAGCACCCATCGCCTTACTTCTCTGGCTCTGCCTGGATGATGGCGATGGCCATCAACTTCCTCACCGATGGCAACGCATACGCGCTGAAGATTCGCGACGGGCACCTCAACGTCGTTGGCCTTCAGGCCATCCCATGGTGGGCCATCAGGCCCCACGTCCCTGCAGTGGGGTACATAGACTACTATGAGTACTTCCCGCTCGGTCAATCAGGCAAGATGGTGCAGCTACCGCCCGAAGAGTTGCTGCACCTACGATACGGCGTCGACCCCAACAACATGCGCCTCGGTCTCTCGCCTCTGCGCATACTACTCGAGTCAGTGTATACCGACCTTGAGGCGTCGTTGTTCACCGCGCTCATGCTCAAGAACGGTGGTGTTATTGGGACCATCTTGTCGCCTAAAGAGGGCGGCGCGAGGATGGGCGCCTTAGGCGACGATGAGCGAGCGACCAAGGCCTACATGAAGCAAGAGTTTGCCGGGGCCAAGGCCGGCTCACTCATGGTAATGACGGGCCCTACTCAGGTTGACTACATTGGCGTAGACTCCTCAAAGATGGACCTCGGTCGACTGCGCACCATACCCGAAGAGAGGGTCAGTGCTGTACTCGGCGTTCCTGCTGCAGTGGTGGGTCTGGGCGCAGGCCTGAGCAACACGAAGGTCGGTGCGACCATGACCGAGATGCGGGCCATGGCCTACGAGGACTGCATTATACCGATGCAGCAACTCTGGGCCGACGAGATGGACCTGCAGTTGATGCCTGAGTTTGAGTCGAACGCCGATCTGCTCAGGACGGCCTTTGACAACTCACACGTCAAGTCGCTGCAAGAGGACATTGGCAAGGTCACAGATCGTGCGCTTAAGGAGCTCATGGCTGGCGCAATATCGCTCCAAGAATATCGCGAGCAGAAGGGATACGACATCGTTGGTATTCCCAACGTGATGTACCTGCCTATGTCGACCACCGTGGTGCCTCTCAACCAACTCGGCGTAGAGCCAGAGACACCCGACGAGACCGCGACCGAACCTGGCGAAGAGCCTACAGAGCCCGAGTCCACCGCAGAAGATGCAACCGAACCAGGCGAAGAGCCTGGTGAGGGAAAAAAAAAATGGATAATCAGAACATGACCACGACCAAGAGCGCGAAGATGACGCGTCAGCAACTCAGGTTGGCTCGCAGACTCGACCAAGAGGCAAAGGCATTCTCGCGTAAGTGGGCGTCACACCTCAACATCAAGTTCAAGGCGTACGGCCTGAAGGCTAAAGAGGCCTTCCTGCATCTCGCCCACGTCAACCACTTGAAGGCCCAGAGCATAGAGTTTGACTGGACCGACCTCACGGACGCGACCGCGACAGGTGCAGGGAGCCTAGACCTAGACTATCGACCGATGTATCTGAGCATCGCGAGGACCACCTACAAGACCATCAACGACGTCTTAGGCCTCAGTGTGAACATGGACGCACAAGATGAGCAGGACATCATCGCCCTTGGTGGAAAGAGGATGGGTCTGGTGGACCTTCCTCAGCAGACAAAAGATGCCATATTCAAGGCGATACAAGAAGGCCGTGCGGAAGGCGAGGGTGCGGCAGATATTGCAAATCGTATTCTCGATGCTGTCGCTGCTGGCCCATGGTCTACGTCTGAAATGAGAGCGACGATGATCGCTCGCACAGAGACCAAGTTCGCGCAGAACGCAGCGAGCATTGACGCCTACGAGAGCGCGGACAACGTTGATTCTGTGATGGTGTACGACGGACGCCTGCCAACGTCCGACGAAGAGTGCATGGCGCGCGATGGGACTGAGGTCAGCTTCGACGAGGCGCGCGCCATGGCCGACGATGAGCATCCGAACGGGACGTTGTCATTCGCCCCGATAGTTGAGAACGCTTTCGACAATGGAGGGACCTGATGCAACTGACCCCGAATATCCCCGAGGGCAACATCGCCGTGCAAGGCCAGTTCATGGCTTCGCAGTACACAGGCCTCTTGCCCGCTGGACTGGCTGCTGGTGCGGACATCTTCTCGTTCCAGTGGAAGAAGCCTGACCTGGACGCCGTGATCCACTACTTCAAGTGGTTCTGGTACACGGTCACCGCGTTCGGCGCTGCGCAGATCGTTGACCACTCACTCTTCAAGAGCATGAAGGCGACGACCAACCCGAGTGGCGGCACCGACATCCGTCCTCCGGTCGGCAAGTGGAACGCGAAGAAAACGACTCACGCCGACTCTGTGCTGTGGGACGGCACGAATCCTGGCGCCATCCAGATCGCCCAGGCAGTGGCCCTGACTCCTGGCGACCGCACGCTCTCGACGGTGCCAT